CCTGTGGCAAGGTAGTCGCTCACGACGTACTTGACCGCGCTACGGTAGGTGACTCCGTAGGGTGTGGTCATCACAGCCCGCTTGACCAGCCCGCGCTCGATGCCTCGCTTGATCCACAGGTCCAGTAGGTCCGTGCGTTCTGTGACAACTGACGGCAGCCGCGCTGTCGCTGCCCTGGCGACCTCCATGTAGATGTCCTGCATGGTGTCGTTGTCGGTTAGGTTGGTGGCGCGCCCACCCACCTCGTCCCGCAACATGGCCGAGAAGTTCTGCAGCCCGTTGCACGACCCGTCCATGCTGATGGGGATGCGGGAGAGGAACCCGCTAGGGTCCTGCCGCCATGCTCGGAACTCCAGCAACCACGCCAGGAACTGCAGAGGCTTGTCAGCCTGCAGCCACTCCCGGTTGCTCACCGGGTCCTCTGCCATGTTGGTGATCTGGGGCAGCCTCTCCCTGACCCACTGCTCGCGCTCCTCCAAGGTAGCCTTGTCGTAGCCCCACTTGTTGGCTCCTTGGATCAGGAACCATGAGATCGCGCTGTCTGTGTTGAGGGGCATCCCACGGGCGAACTCCAGGAGGGACTTCTGCAGGTCGCTACCTTGGGGGCTCATGCCGTAGGTCATCGGGTACAGCCGCCCGCGGGAGTCCGCGAAGTACACGAAGTACAGCTCAGGGTAGTCCTTGAACGTCACGGCCTGCCGGGTGGCTGTGTAGAATCTCCCGTACTTCCCGGTGTGTAGCTTGCGGGCCTCGTACCACTCCACCATCGCCATCTTCCAGGTCTTGAGCTGCGCCTGTTGATCGGGCGTCATGGTCCCGGGCTCCACGGAATCCATCCACGGCAGCCGCTCCGGCTTCTGGGGCGGCGTCGGAGCCGTCACCTCGCCCGCGTATAGCCCTTTGGAGGCGAGTTCTTGGACCACCTGGAGCACACCCCTATTGACGCGCCATGCGGTGCCTTGTAGGGCGTTTACGGCGCTCAGGAAAACGGGCGGGCTGTGCTTCAAAACCCAAGGCCGCGCCGTGGCACTGGTCTTGACCAGGGTGCGATGGATTCGGCGCATGTCGGGGGTGTGGAATCCGCCGCCTACCATGGCGGTCCAGGGGATGGGAACCTCGACACAAGGCCCGTAGCTTGGTAGCGTCTCAGCCATGTAGCCCCGCACCTCGTCCAGAATCCGGAGGGCCTCGTCGGTCAGGTGCACGTCCCGGTACTCCCGCTTGTGCGTGTGTGGGTCGCACATGATGGGGCCTAGGTCGATCATCCCGATCTCCACCAGGAGGTGGATCATGTAGAGGCCCACCTGATCCCTGCTACCTATGGACCACTCCCCGATCTCCATGCCAGCCTTCTGGGCTTGCATCCTGAAGACCGTGAGGCGGTGACGCTCGTCTTGACTCATGCGACGAGAGAAGTCCCGAGCAAGCGTATGGTACAGGTCAGGTAGCTCGTCCTTGATCTGGGCTAGGACAAGCTCCCGGTGGATGGTGCGCCCAATGCTGTAGCCCAACTGGCGATGATGCTGTGGGCTCGCAAGGCAGGAATTCAGAACGTGGCGCACAGTGAGGAAGGCCACGGAGTCTATCTCTAGTTCCATCAGCAGCTTGGCGTGCGCCTTGTAGGGGCCTGCTCGTTCTGCTGTCAGGTCCGCGCGGATGGCTGCGGCCAGTGGTAGGACGTACTGCCGGAAGACCCGCTGAGCATAGGGTGCCGTGGCGGCGCGGCCCTTCTCCTCTGCGGTCTGGATCATTGCCAGGATGCGGTCCCGGCCCTGCTCTCGCATCTGCTGCTCGATCTGGACCTGGGTGAGTAGCGTCATCGGTTCTTGCACCTCTTACGTTCACGCGCCGCCCGGCGCTGGGTTGACTTGTGCAGCGCAGCCTGATCGACTTCGCCTTCCCTGACAAGCATGCCCAGGAGTGCGAGTACGTCGCCGGACTCCTTGCGGAGGTCCCGGCGTGTCTTCGCTGAGCGGTGGGTACGGTGCTTGAGCGCCGCTACCACCAGCTCCCCGGCCTCCTCAGCCAGCTTGGTGAGGAGGTAGTCCATCATGCGTCAGGCTCCGTCTTGTCAAACCGCACGCCCTTGAAGCGAGGCTCCCGGAGGGCGCCCGCGTCCGTCAGGCCCATCGCCTCGATCTCTACGATCTTGCCGATGATGTCCAGATGGTCGCCAAGCAGCTCGGCTACCGGCCAGTAGGCGATGCGGTCGCCATCTGTGAAACCAGTGCCCACCCTGGTCTGCACGCCGCGGTACTCCACCGTGACCGAGCCCAGGCGCCCAGCATGCTTGCCCAGGCCCTCCTCGATCCCGACCACCCGGAGGTCCAGTGTCAGGCTGGGCTTGACCTTGACGATCTCGCCGTTCCTGGCGAGGCCCCGCTGGTAGCCGGCGTGTGGATCACGCAGGATCAGGCCGTCGTAGCCGCCGCGCTTGACGTAGGCACGGGCATCGGACATGATCGTGGCCCTGTCAGCCCTGCTCAGGACGGCACCATGAACCACCTGCACAGGCTCACGGCTGCGCCCGGCTACAACGGTGGCGTACAGGTCTGCGTATCGCGCGCTGTACTGGCACTTGGTGTCCGCCGCCATACCGTCCGCTGCCATGGGCAGAAGGTCGTTCGCCATGAAGATCAGATGGGGCGCTGGCTTGTGCCGCCGGAAGTCCCCGGAGATCGTGCGTTGTGGTAGCTCGGGGTGCCACACTTCACCAAGAACCACCGCACCGTACCAGCCCTCGCCGCGAACGTACATAAGGGCGGCCCACAGGGACTGGATGATGTGCTGGCATTGGAGAGTGTAGTCCTCACCAGTGCGGCTCAGCATGCGGCTTTGCATCAGCTCCTCACGGATGCATGCCATGCCGAAGACCCCATCGTACTTGGGCTGGACAATCCACCCTGCCTTATGCAGGGCGTCCTCGTCCTTGTACTGCTTGCGGAAGGCAGCCGAGGTCTTATCGAACTCGACCGCCTTCAGGATCAATTCACCGGCCATGCTTGAAGCTCCAGTGTGTGGCGTTCAGCTTGAGGCAGGCATCGCATACCTCGCGCATCTGGGAGTGGAGCATGTTTGGCTTCAGCTTCTCTGCCAACAGGGCGTACAGGTCTGCCTTGCGCTCGTCGTGGAAGTCCCGCTCCGTGAGGTACTTGTCAATGACCATGTGGATGCCCTCATCGAAGTCTCCGCCTGCGACACGTAGGCCCTCGGCATGAATGAGGAGGGAGAGGGTCAATGCCTGGGGATGTTCACCGTTTCTCATTGGCCTCCTCAATAAGGGTCAGCTCCAGGCGGGCCAGCGCGTTCCAGGCGACGTGCGCCGCGTGCTTCAGCTTGCTGTCCGGATCGTTGGCCTCACCCTCGGCCTCCTTGAGGAGGTGGCGGAACATGGCGTCCGTGTAGCGGGTCTGACCGTTGGGCACCGAGACCCACCCGTTGTCGGTGTACTTGGCGGCCCCGAAGGTGCCAACCTTGCCGACCTCCTGGAGGGCTCGAGTGAAGCCCCCTAGTACGAGGCCCAGGCGGTTCTTGCCGGCGTCCAGCTTGGCGCCGGGTGCGTGGGCATCACGGCCCGTGGGGTCCTGTTCTTGGGACATTGTTGTCTCCTGCCAGTTACATTCGATGAGGGCATCCAGGCATCCGTGATCGCTCAACGAAACACAGAGAGCATCGTCATGATATGCAACGCACCCCACACAGGCACGCTCGTCCCGCACGGCCACAAAGGTGCGCTGCGCGCCCTGGTGGGTGATGTTGATGTGCCGTGTCATCAGTTCACCAGCAGCAGCTTGCGCCGCTCCGTGCTTGTGGTAGTGAAGCGCCCACGCGACCAGCCACCACAATCATGGCACAGGAAGCGCGGGTAGGTGTTGACCTGGGTATGCCACTCCCCTTCACGGCGGATGTCATGGCTCCCGCACTTCGGGCATTGAACCACCTCGCCAGCCTCGTTGTAGACAGCGAGGTTCGGATGCCCGACGATCCACGGCCGCAGCCGGAGGTACAGCTCCTCCGTGGAAACCACGTCGGGGATGTTGTACTTCTTCATTTCTGCCCAGGCCGCCGGGTTGTCTGCAAGGCACTGTACCCAAAGCTCGAAGCCAGGGAACTTGGTGTGCTTGGACTTCTCGGTCTCGGTAAGGTGCTTAGACAGCCACTCCAGGCGGTTCGATGTGAACATCGCCACCTTCTGGGCCTCGACCTTGGTGTCCACCACCTTGATCGGAGAGTACGGGCTGAAGCCATGCTGGATCAGCCGGGCGTTGATCTTGCGCACGTCGAACCGCTTGCCGTTCTGGGCCACCACGATGTCCGCCTCGTGCAACTCATGCCACAGAGCCTGAATCAGGTGGTAGTCATCGCGTACCTTGCTGGCGCCCCGCCCGCCGGCGTCCATGTAACGCACCCGCTTTCGGCCTATGTCCTTGGCGGCGAACGAGAGGATGGACCACTCGGTCTTGATCTGCGGCACGCCAACGTTGACGTTCCACAGGCCCCATGTGTAGGACTCCAGGGGACTCGTCTCGATGTCGATGGTCTTGATCTTGGGCTGGGTCAATCAGGTCTCCTTGGAAGCCCGGCGCTTGCGCGCCTTGGCGTTGCGGGTGATTCGCTTCTCGTCGGCCGTCTTGTAGGTCGGATGCAGAAGCCCAGTGCGGTTCTCGCGGTGGGTGCTCAGGTAGGCCGAGGCGCCACCCAGGAATGCCGGGAGGCTCTTGACTCCGTACCTCTTGTGGTTGTTCTCGACCTTGCCCAGAAGGGAGTTGCATCCCCTATGGAGCACACCCCGGATAGCTCCGGTGTCGTGGTCATGATCGAGCACAGCCTCGTCCGAAGTACAGGGTAGCTTGCATAGGTTGCACTTCCCGCCCTGCTGGGCCAGAAGGCTTTCCCGTACATCGGCTACCTCAGAGAACTTCAGCTTGCGGGGCAAGGTGGACATACCGTATCCCTCAGTTTGTTCAGCTCGTCCGCCGCCGCCACTCTCTCGGCGATCTCCTGGAATGCAGGACATCCGAGCCACCCCTGCAAAGGATGACCCTCGCGGAACACGTCCACCCATGTGGAGCCCGCATCCCGGCGCATCCATAGGAGGACTGCCTGTTCAGCCATAGCGATAGCCGCGTTGGCGAGGAAGGTGTTTCGGTACAGGCCGTACACGACGGCCCGTGCCTCAACCTCGTCCTTGCAGTCCGCCAGGAACTTCACCGCGGTCACGGGACCCACGGGCTTAAACGCGCCCTTCTCGTTGAAGTACCCCGGGAGGCCCGGCACGTTGTCCGCTGTGTCCCCCTGTAGCATCTGCAACCAGAACCACTTGCGGCCGAAGACCTTACCATGGGCCTCGATTGCCCAGGCATCCTCGGGTACCCAGACGTAGTTGAAGTCCCTCCAGGACAGGTGGTGCCCGGGGACCATCTGCATGTCCTTGTCCTCGGTAAGGATCACCACGTTGTCCCACCCGAGGGACTTACCGGCGCGGCCGAACAAGTCGTCCGCCTCGGCCGTGAACGTGCGGACAATGGGGTACGGTAGCTTGCTGTTCTCCAGCAGGCTCCGAAGGTACGCCCAGTTCTTGGGCCGCCTGCCGCTGCTGCGCTGCCCTTGGTAAGGCTTGCCGGTAGCGATGGCGAAGCGGTGCCCCTTGTGGCTACCGGGCATTGTGAGGAGGATGCACGCCTTCTCGCAGCGCCCAGCCCGCATACCCTGCTCGATCTTCTGCAGGATGTTAATGCGGGCTTGGCCTGGGTCGGTGTCGTCGCTACCGGCACAGGAGTACGCCAGCCCATCACCATCCACCAGCAGCATCCGCCCGGGGATGGGCGGGAGGCTGGCGTTGGCGAGCTGGCTGGACTCCTCCACCTTACGGATAGAGTCCTGAAGGTCCATCAGAAGGGGGCGTTGCCGTCGTCCATGCCGTCCAGGGCGTCAGGCTTGCGGCCCTTCGGGGGCACTGCGCTGGCGGCCTTCTCCGGCGCAGGCCGTGCCGGGGTCTCTGGGGTCAGGTCCAGGTTCAGCGGCTGGGCCCCGCTCACAAGCTGGGCCGGGGAGCCCGCGAAGTTGATGGCCGCCCGAATCTCGTTCTGATAGCGGTTCTTGGACTTGGCCGGCATGGTGATGTTCCCTTGGGCATCCTTGCGGGCTTCCCACTCACCGTCGATGAAGATGCTGTCCCACATGGCCTTGTCCGCCAGGGCCCAGACAAAGCAGCGGATGGGGGTCTTGGCGGGGGCCACCGGCAGGGGCCTGATCTCGCCAGTCTCCGGGTCGTCGTACAAGGCGGGGGCGATGGTGAACGAGCCCGCCTTCTTGTCGTACAGCTCGACGTAGATAACGTCCTTCCCGTTACGCTTGCCGGGCTTGTGGATGATCTCCCCCTTGTACGCCTTGCCGAGCAGGCCGACGAAGTGCTTTGCGGAGCCCTCGTGGTTCATCCTGTTGAACAGCTTGTAGTAGTGGGCCTTCTCGCTCTGGCTCACGTTCAGGTCGAACGTGATGAGGTGCGGGAGTTCCTTCCCATCCTGGGTCTTGACGGGCGGATGGCGGGGGCCACTGACCTCGAAGGTCAGGTACGCGGTGTTCACTTTCTTGGGCTTGCCCTGGTACTCGTCCATGTGCTCGCCGGTCTCGATGTAACCGACGAACCGCAGGCGGCACGTGCCAGCCGCAGGCACCTCCCGCTCAAAGTCCCCGCCGCTCTTGGCCTGCGACAGGTCCACGCCCTTGGCGCCCAGGTCTGCGTCCAGCTTGCTGAAATCGAAAGTCATGCGTTCTCCTTAGTGAGCAAAGCTCGGTGTATAGCCACCCATCTGCAGGCGGCGGATGTCCTGCCGCAACTCGGCGGCGCGTGCCCGCACTCCGGGGATGGGTTCTTCTTCCATCATCGAGCGACCCCAGGTAGTGTCGCTCGGTACAGGAACTGGGATGGGCCAATCGAAGCGCCACTCCATGTAGTCAGAGGCGGCTTCCATGCTGGCGTGCAACAGGGCGGCGGCCTCGAAGGCAACCTCCGCAGCAGCGTCTGCATATTGGGCGTCATGAACTTGGTTCACCAGGAGTGCCCGGTGATCGAAGTTCTTGCGGCGGTAGAACTCACGGGTGGCAATGTAGTCCGCAGCCTTGGCCCACTCACCGCCCTCCCCTTGGACCACGTAGTTCTTGATCTCGGTCGGACTGAAGTTCTGGAACTCACCCCGCTTGACCGCGAACTCCGGGGCCGGGTGCTCGGTGTACAGGTAGAGCTTGTTGTCAGGCGTCCTGTACACACCCTCGCCGATATGGCACATCAGGCCACGCACCTCGGGGTGCGGGATGACACGACCAGTGGGCTTGCGGGTGGACTTGATGGC